ACTTCTGTATCCAAAAGGTCCGTAAATAGGATAACCATCGAAAGACATACCAAGAACTTTAGAATGTCCGTCAATATGTCTTGAACGATCTATGGTTGAAGCATCGTTGGGTTGAAAGAAACCCTCAGCATAATAATTATTAGTTAAAGTCTCAGCACTGGTATCTGTACTGATGATGATATATCCTTCATCACCATCTTGACCCGACATATTTGGATGGTTCTTACAGTAATAATAAATTCTACTTGTCTCATCTTCATTCATCATGAATATTGGAGCATATTCATCTTCATAATCTGCTGCAGGTGCTGCAGATGCTCCAGTGCTTCTATAATAAAGAGTACCAGGATTATCGTTATGAGTACCGTCAGGAGTTATACTAAATCTAATCGGATGATTATTATTTGAAGAATCGGATTGATTGAAGTTGATTATATAATTTCTTTTTACTGTAATATTTTCTGGAGCAAAATAATATGTACCTGGCGAGAAAGGACCAAATTTTGCAGCGTCAGGACCGAACTCAATATAATAAGCATTAAATGATATTGGATCGCTTTCAACAGTAAAAGAAAATCCTGTAGAACCTAAGCATCTATCATTTTCTTCAAAACTATCACCATTAAGATTTCTAAGATAAATTCTGGTAGGTACGTTATTACCGTCTCTTACAACCTTTGTTATTTCTCCGTTAGCAGTACCTCCAATTTCATCAACTGTTCTGCCAACTTCAAATGTACCAAGAGTTTCATCAGTATTAGTAATATTTAAAACTATATTTCCTTCAACCTTTGTAGTCCAAGTAAAATGTTTAAATTTACCCCATTCAAAAACACCATTACTTAAAGCAAACTCATTAATCAGTTTGCTAGATTGATAATATCTTACATTTCCATCAGTTACATCATCATAAACACCATTGTTTTTGATGTAATTATATTTTACAGAATCAATAGCAAAATTAACAGGAGCACCACCTTCAGTTCCCCACTCTGGAGTATGAAAAAGACCTCCATTCGCAAGAATACCTATTGTTTTATTTGATTGTTCTACTCTAGTACCAGGATCAGGTACATCTTTACCACCACGATATATAAACGTTTGATCAAAAGTACGATCAACTAAAGATCCACCACCAGGTGCTGCCTCTTCTTGAATCCAAGTGGGTTTTGGATGATTATCAGATTGAATTCTTATTCTATCAGTAATAGAATCAAATATTCCTGTTGTAGGAGAATTTGGATGTCCTTGCCAAATTCTATTAAGATCAAATGAATCTATAACTGTTGGAGTTTCTTGTTCGGGAAAGAATTGTAAACGTAGAGGATCATAACCCTTACCTCTTTCAAGAACTCTTACATGAATAATTTTGCCAGAATCAGGATCAATAATTGGATACAGTAATGCTTCCTGATCAGGTGTACCACAACCATCAACAGTCAATCTAGGTGGATCTGAAGGATCATAACCTTCACCACCGTTTTTAACTTTTATAGCACGAACACCGAAAATCTCATCAAAGATGGGTTCGATAACAGCACCAGATCCAGGAACAGTTCTTGTCATTTATATCAGATTAATACGTTGATAGTGCCATTCATAAGTGCATGAATGGTGCATTGATAATAAAGAGTATTTGGAGAATCCATAGGAACTGTCCAATACAAAACATTAGTTCCGCTACCACTTTGACCTGCAGTATAAGCAGTTCCAGAAAGTCCTTGAGTACTTTGAATTCTAAATGGGTGAGTACCACCATTTGAACTATTATCAAATGCGTACGTCATACCTCTCATAACATAGATTGTTGGATCACTAGTAGCAGAAGAGAAACCAGGACCATTAAATGTAAAATGACTTGCTCCATCTGCACCAAGTTCCCACCAAGTCATTGGACTCTTGGTAACCACCCAATTAGTTCCATTCCAATACAAAGAATCACCCTGAACAATTCCTGTAACATCGGTATCGGTTAATGCAGAGAAAGTTGTAGTTAACGATCCACTAAAATTAACAGTTAACGTATCACCAGTAATTGCAGTTGTAATGTTTGTACCACCTGCAATAGTGAGAGTATCAGATACACTATTCGCAGTAGTGGTGCCTGAATCACCAACAATAGATGCAAAGGTATTAGATTGACCAGCACCAGCTACATCATCAGCAGGAACAAAATTAGTTCCATTCCATTTCAATACTTGGTTGGTAGTGGGTGCAACAGTTGTAATATCAACATCTGTTAGAGAATCAAGTCCTGAGTATTCTGTTAAAAGTTTTACTCTAGTATCACCAACACCACCAGCAGTGATGTTCATATTTACATATGGGTTATCATCACCATCAACTGTAAAGAAATAACCAGGTGTAGACGCGGCAGTGGGAGCATTACCCAATGCAGTGTATTCATTTTTATAAGAGATGGTAGATGCTACGGAAACATTTCCAGAAGTTCCATCAAAAATTGTTGTTTGAGATCCAGCAGTAATCCTTACATCACCAGTTCCGTTTGGAACGAGAGTTATATCACCATTTGACGCGGAAACAATAGAGTTTCCAGAAACATCTAACGCAGAAGTAAGTGCATTAAAATTTGAAGGAGCAAAACTACTTCCATTGTATCTCAAAACCTGACCCACTGCGGGGTTAGAAAGAGAAATACCTAGAGTAGTTCCATTACCAATGGCAGAATACACTTCATTAAAATTATCATTAATCTTATCACCACCACTTCTTAAAGTATCACCTGTATTGTCATTAGCTGTAGTACCAATGTTTAGGGGTTGTTTAGCCATTACTCGCTACAATTTTTAAGTATTTATGGGTTTACTTCAGGGTCGATTAGTTCTTCACCATATAAGGAAAGGTCTGGAGCAGTCCAGTCATCAGGAACTTCTGTTTCAACAACAACATTTGGATTTTGATATCCAGTTCCACCATTAGTAACTGTGACACCAGCAACACCAATAAGTGCCTTAACTTGTCCATCAAATCCAGAGATAGAATCAAGTCTGACAACAGGTCTGGATGTATATCCAGATCCACCAGAAGTGACGCTAACCCTCTCAATAAATCCATTGGTTAATACTGCTGTTGCGTCAGCATTTTGACCAAAGACAGATCCAAGATAATCGAATGTAATTAATGAGTTTGAAGACTCAATAACAGCAACTTCACGATCACTTACCTCACCTTCAATATCAATAAAGTCACCCGCTTCAACAGGTGGTACAACCACATCAGCATCAACGTCTGCCTCAGAACCAACGTAAGAGAAGGCAACGAATGTGGATCCAAAACGAGGTATTTCTGAGAAGATAATTCTAGAACCAACAATCTCAAAACCAACACCAGGTTCCTGAAGAACACCATTAATAGAAACAATAATATTGTTTTCAGGTCTAATCACACTAGACTGAACACCATCCGTGAGCGTAAGAGAATAGAAAATATCATCACGCTTGAGGTTAAATGACTGACGTAAAGAATCAAACTCAAATGAGATATCATCAAGTTGTCTTAGTTTACCAATATAGAAACCAGTAAAGGAAGATCCTAAATCAGGTGGTTCAGTAAACTGAATCTTATCGGAGAATGCGTTATAAGAATTAGCAGCACCAGGAGGTTGAAGAACACCATTGATGAATATAAGCATATGTCCTTCAGGATCTGGAAGATATTGTGTACCATTATTAATGGATAGATCAAACGTGGTTTGAGTACCATCAAATCCTTTGAAGAAACGTTTAACTCTTGCTCTGAGAATTTCTCTAGTAACAATCGCAGAACGATAACCGTAAGAACCTCTAATACCATCTCTTCCACTAAATGTTCCTGAGATGTTAGTGAGATATAATCTCTTATAAAGACCAGCATCACGAATATCTTGTATTAAACCTACAGCACCACCATCAACCTCAAGTATATTACTAATAGTTGCAGATCCCTGTAATGTAACTCCGCTTAAACCATAATCTCCAACTGTGTTACCATTATTAATTGTTCCATTAACAGGAACATAGTAGATGTAATTATTAGCAAGATCAACTTCAGTAATATATCCATAAACTGATGTATTCTGAGCAGTACCATTAACTTGATATAATTTATTACCAGGTTCAAATGTATTAAAGTTAGAATCAACAGTAACAGTCAAACGTCTGTGTCCAATGGATGCAACCTTTTGACCAACCTCAAGATCAAGACCTTCGTACTTAGTAACTTCTAGATATTCTCTAGAAGATTCTGGGAAGACAACAGAATTGACTTCAAGAGAACCCAATAAAGTTTCAGTATCAACAGTTAGTACTCCACCACTGTTATCTGTTACTGCTGCTTGATTATTTTCAAAGACGACTGGTTTTGCGGTGTTAGCACTAGTATATCCTTTGAATGGTATATCAGTTTCAAAGGATCCTCTAATGTCAATGACATGTAAGCGATCTTCAATAGCACTAATTTGTGCGGTTGTATTATTTGTGGCACCAACAATGGTATCAAGAACTGAGAATGTTCCACCAGTTATTGCAACATCAAGATACTTAAAGTTTGCATCTGTAGCAAATCCGTAAACTACACCAGTAACACTAGAGTCTCCTGATTTTTGAACAACTTCATTCATTACAAAAGGACCATCTGTGATGTTACCATCAATCCTAAATCTCTTATAAACTTTAGCAATTTTTGCTTCGTTTAATCTTACAGTTTGAATTTCTGCATAGAGATCTCTATCATTAGAGTATATAAAGTCAGATCCAATAATTTCACCACTAATACCAACAGGAATATCACGCTCACCAAAGTCTTTAACTGCAACAGTCAATCCATTGTTTTCACTAATAGTTGTGTAGTAAATATTAGACTTCAGTTGTTCCTTGATAATATCGATACTAGTTCTAACAAATGAATTTACAGTATCTGCGTTGTAATTTGTAGCAGAGGTTGAATCAAAGAACTTAGAGAAACTAGCATTGGTTGAAGGACTTATCAACTCATTGCTCAACGCACGACCAACTTGATCTTGCATTAAGTCAAGAGCAAATTTCTTAATATTAAACTCTGCGTTAGCATAAAACTCTTGTCCACTAACAGCAATATATGTTGCTAATAGTTGATTTGTAAGTTTTGCACCCCAAGCAAATACACCAGCACCACCAGTGACATCAATAATATAGAAACCACCAACACCTGTAGTTGTGTTTCTTCTTGTTGCATATGCAGCAGCATAAAGTTTTCCATCAAACAATTCTACTGCACTACCGAAAAATTCTCCATCCTGTGCATCAACAGCAGTTTCCTCAACCACATTAGTTCCATCAAGATCGTAGACGTAAACAATACCTCTTTCATTACCAGCATCTTCATCTTGTTGTGCTCCAATCGCAATCTTGCCATTATCAACAGCAACAGAACTACCGTACATATCGGTTGAAGCACGTCTACCAACAGGTGCATACAGTTCAACTTCATTAGTTCCATCAAGGTCATAGATATTTGCCTTACCAGAACCTGTGATTCCGTTTCCATTTGCAAGATAAGAACCAACTACAATCTTGTTATCACCAACAGCAACCTTATTACCAAAACCACCTTGACCACCACCTTCAGGATTAGAAGATGTAATTATAACTTCACCAGTTCCATCTAAGTTATAGACATAAACCTTTCCATTGCTTCCAGCACCTGGTACACCAACAACCAATTTACCGTTACCAGTATCGATTGCCATTCCAAAGTTATCGTTAGATGCTTTATCTGATGCAGTAATGGTTCTTACGTAATTACCATTGAAATCAAATACAAAGACAGCACCTTGATTAGAACCACCACTAGAAGTAAACTCAGGACATCCAACAAAAAGTTGACTGTTAGCAATGCTAACTTGCATACCAAAGAATTGACCACCAGAACCAAGTGAAGCACCAGTAACATCTGTTATGTCAATTTCAAGTTCTCCAGATCCATCTAAATCATAAAGATAAGCAGAACCAACATTTGCAACTCCATTTACTGTTGTTCCATAAGCACCAACGGCAATCTTGTTGTTTCCAATCGCAACATCATAACCATACTTCTGATTGTCATTAGCATTGTTAGATTCAAGTTCAATTTCATTGGTTCCATCTACATCAAAGACACGAGCAGTTCCATTATTATTGAAACCAGAAGAACTATCATTATAACCACCAATAACAACCTTACCGTTTCCAACATCTATAGATCCATTATATCCAAAGTAAGAATTTTGTTGAGTGCCAGTAGGACTAACTTTAGTATTTGTGGAAACTCCAGTAAAGTTATCAACCTGCGTGATGTTATCTAGAACATTAAGTTTATTTTTAAGATTAGAGAAACCAAAACCAAACTCAGCAGTAATGTATAATCTATACCATCCATTACCAAATGGAATCGCACCATGATCAATAACATTAAGACCAGGTTGAACAAATAGAGATCCTAATGTTCCTGTGTTTAAATCAACTTTAAATTTAGCATTTACAGTTCCACTATCCAAAAGAACTTGGAATTGAACATTATTATATTCAGATGCTTTAACAAACATAGATGATGTAAATGTTTGAGTAGCATTAGTAGCACCAGTGTCAAATGTTTCATTAGTGCTATCAAATGTAGTTGCTCCACTGTCAAAGGTATCAAAGGAACTTAGAGCATAAGTTCTTTCAATAAAATGTTCACCAGTTGTTTCAGTTACCGATACTTTATCGGAGGTAGTTGTAGCATCTGGAGAAATGCCTGTATTTGCAGTAACATTTACTAAAGTCTTAGACCAATTTTGATCAAATTGTTCTGGTAAAGTCCATAAGTTAGTGTTACTAATAGAACCTTCAATTAGAGAAGAAATTGCAGTAGCACTTTCAATGGTTTTAATATTACTAATATTGTTATACCACTCATGTGCTGGAGAAACACCGTCAACAGCAACTGTTCCTGTAGCACCATTAGATGTAAGACTAGCACCATCACCATATACACTTCCAGTTATAGCACCAATAATTAAAATTGGAGAAGAAACGTATAGAATTTCTGCAGTATTTGTACCATCTGTTATGGTATTACCTACAACAAAAGTTCCAGAGAAGGATTCAAGAGTTATAGTATATGCAGTTCTTGTGTCTCCAGTATCTGTTGTAAACAAGTCATACTGTAAATTATTAACAGTATCAGTAATAAAGGAATCATACTGCCAAGAATTTGTTCCAAACTGATTATTTACAGTAGAAGCAATTTCTGCTTTATAGTAATTTTCATTAAAGAGGATATTCTTAATTGCACTACGTGCCTCAACATCACCAGGAGCAATTGTTTCTAGAGCAATCTCAACAAGTTTTCTCATTCTAAATGCTACTTTAGTAATGTCTGTTGGAGTTTCAGTATCTCTATATGCTGAATCATTTGTATGAAGAGCAGCATATTGATCTCCAGTTACACTAGATCCTGCACTGTATAATAAATTTCTGATTGCTTTTTCAGCAAGCATCTTAATTTGCTCATGAGCAAAGTAGAAAGCAAATAATTGAGTATCGATATCATCAGAAATTCTAAGATCATTAGATAAGAATTTTTGCATTTGAGTGATCGTACTATTATCACCACCAGTTTGAAGATCAGAAATCATCGCAATGATGAAGTCTTTAATGTAAGTTGTGTATGTGGAACGGTCGTAAGTTAGTGCAGAGAAAGTACCATTATCAACTGTATATCTCAATTCTGCACCAAGTAATCCGTTCTGACTACCACTGTTGCGTCCTACGATTTCTTCAGCAATATATTTTCTATTGAAATATAATCTATCAGCAGCAATATTAAAATCATTATTAGTTGGAGCGATTATATCATTGATAGTTGCAATTAAATTATCAATCGCACTCTTAACATTTGCACATCCACCTGGATCATTAGTGATTCCCCAATCACCAGTAATAATATTATTAGTATTAGTATAATCAAGATCACCAGTAATCGCTTGCTTCATGTAGAAACCTAATCTTTCATGTGCAAATACAGATTGCCATACTTGAAGTCTAACGTGTAGAATCTCATTATTAGTGTTTAGATAGAACTTAGCAGCAGTAACTGTGTTTGCATTACCACCAAATTCAATATCTTTTGCAATTTCTCCAACAATGATTCCTAGGTCAGTTTTACAACGTTCAGTTCCAGCATCATTACCGCCAGAGTTTCTAGGCATTTCCAAGATAAGATCTGGATATCTTGCAAGCATATCAGCAGATGCTTTGTCAACAATAACAGAACTATTCTCTCTTATTAATCTTGCTGCATCACGGAATCTATATTCATCTTTATTACCAAGAAGATTAGTATAAACATAATCGTTAGTACCATCATGATATGTTCCGACAAATTCTCCCTCTAAGAAAGCATCAACAGTCGCACCAACGAATTCAATTGCTGGAGTAATTCTAGAAACTACAGCAAGGTGATCAGCATTTTGATCATTAGAAGTTGTACCAATTGCTTCACTAATAGTATCTTCTACAATATCTAAAAGATTATTAACTGTAGATACAACATCTGCACATCCCAACTTAGTGTAGTTAAGAACAAGAATGCCGTTTGGAGTAGAACTATTATAGGTATGAGCATACCTATCACCAACAGGAGATGCACCCACATTTACAGTAAATGTATTTGTTGTTACTGCAGTAACTTTTAAAACTTTATTGTAGAATGGATCTTTGTTCTTACGAGGATATGCGTGTGTAGTTTCATTATTATCTTTATCGCATGTGAATACTAATGATTCTTCATCGATCCTAATTAAACTATGAGTTGTAAGTCCATGACTATTAGATGTAATTACTAACTCACCTGTAGTAGAATTGTAAGTCGTACCTGCATCAGCAGTCAACGTTGTAAGTGTCTGATAAGATTGATCGGTAACAGTTGCATCAGTAAATTGACTCAACCCATGACTACCCGCAACAGTAATAGGAATATAATTTACAATAGAACTCATTAAACCTTGAACTGTTTGTAAACCAGTTAATAATGAGTTATCATCGGTTGTTGTGTAACCAACAATACCACTGACACTAGCACCACTTCTATCTACAAGAGCAGCAGATGCATCCCAAACATGACTGTTGCTACCATTACGCATATCTTGGACTAATGCTTCTAAAATTGTCTTATATGTGGAGGTGAAACTAATAGAAGTTAATTCTTGTGTATAACTCCATAAGTATGCAGCACCAGCAGAAGAGTAATTTGAAGGATCAGCAAATTGAGCACCAAGTATAATTTTGTTAGAACCAACAGCTAATGCATTATTGAAACCAGGATTATCAAATGCAACTGCAGGTGCCATGACCAAACTTTCTTCATTTGTACCATCAAGATCAAATGCATAAAGTTGACCAGAGTTTTGAATCGCACCAGCATCCCAGTATGGAGATGCAGCAAAAATCTTTCCTTGAGCAACTGCTACTGCAGCACCAAAGTTATCTACAGAACCAATATCAGATGCTTCAATTTTAAATCCTCCAGTTCCATCTAAATTATAAACGAATACTGCTCCAGCGTTAGCTGTGTTACCTGTATTACCATCGTATCCAGCACATCCAACAACAACCTTGTTTTCACCAACGGCAACTGCACTACCAAAGTTATCAGTGGCGTTTACAGCAGAATCAGTAATCTTAACTTCATTAGTTCCATCTAAATTATAAACATAAACTGCACCAGCATCTTGTGCAATTGTATCTTCTTTCATAGAACCAACTACAAGTCTATTGCTACCAACAGCAATACTCATTCCAAACTGATCTCCAGTAGAACCATCACTAGGTTCAATCTTGGTTTCATTAGCACCATTTAAATCATAACGATAAACAGATCCACGTTTTGAAGTATCTCCAGGTGCACCAACAAAGATGTAGGTATCTGTCATTGCAACAGACCAACCGAAGTAATCCAAAGTTGCATCATCAGAAGCAACAATCTTTGCTTCACCTGTACCATCAACGTTGTAAACGTATACGCAACCAGAATCACTTCCACCATCATCAGTAAATGGAGCACCAACTACAACTTTGTTTCCATTTGTAGCAACAGAATATCCAAACTGATCATTTGCAGCAGCATCTGATGCGTTGATGACTACTTCACCACCACCGTTAAGGTTATATACATATGCTCTACCAGTGTAATTGTTGTATCTTGGAGCACCAATTACAATCCTATCAGTAGTTCCATCATTAGAAACTGCAACTGCACCACCATAATATGAATCGTTTGTAATTGAAGATTGTGTTAATGTTGTTGGAGACTGTAGTGCATCAAATTGGAATGGAGATGCCTGAACTGCGGCATGGTTTCCTTCTTCAGCAATAAGATCGATATTTTTCTCTACTGAGTTTGCAGCATCATAATATCTGTGAGTTTTATATTCAGTTGTTTTAGCAGCAACACCAACACGAACAGTAATTGTTGTAGCAGTTACAGCGTTGATAGATAATGCTTTTCCAGATATAGGATCAGTAGATCTTGGATAGGTGTGATAAGATGTATGATTATCAGCATCACAAGTAAAGGTAAGTCCGTTATCAGCAATAGTAATTCTATTACTTGTAGTCAAACTATGAGAACCAATTTCTAAGATAAGATCTCCCGTTGCATAGTCATAAAGTGTGCCAGATGCAGCAGTAAAGTTTCCACTAGCACCATTACTTGCAGTAAGGGCATTAGTAACACCACTTACAAAATTATGAACTCCACCACCAACGAAGGATGGTAACTGACCTTCAACTGCACCAACATTAACTGTAATGGTTGTAGCAGTTACAGCAGTTATAGCAATATTTGTTCCAGCTACAGGATCAGATGCTCTTGGGTATGAATGGTTGGTTGAATGACCATCTTTGTCACAAGTAAATGTAACAGCACCAGTAGCGATCTGAACAGTATTGCTTGTAGTCAAACTATGAGAACCAATTTCTAATACAAGATCTCCAGTAAGAGCGTTGTATGTTGTTCCAGATCCTGCTGTCACAGCACTACCAGAATTAGGAGTAATACCTCCAGTAGTTCCACTTACGAATGTATGAACTCCACCAGTTATGATGGGTTTAGCACCTTTAACTGTTCCAACATTAACTGAAATAGTTGTTGCTGTTGTTGCGTTTACTCTCAATGCATTGTTAAACGCTGGATCAGTAGAACGTGGATATGAATGCTCTGTAGCAAAATTATCCTTATCACAACTGAATGTTAGTGAGTTAGCAGCAATTCTAATACTCTTTCCTATTGGTAATGAATGAGAACCAATAGTTAGAACTAATACACCTGTATTAGCATCATACGTAGCATCAGTAACATTAAATGCTACAAGTGGAGATGTTCCAACATTAACTGTAAAGGTATTTGTAGTTACTGCAGTAATAGCAAGAGTTTGTCCTGATGCAGGATCACCAGGTCTAGGATATGGATGATGTGTAGTATTGCCATCCATAGCACACTTGAAGGTCAATGCATTATCAGCAATCGTGATTGTATTCGAAGTTGATAAATTATGAGCATCAGATGTAATAACAAGATTACCTGTGTTGGGTGTGTATGCTGCGTTTGTTACAGGATTTGGCAAATTACCAGCATTTGATGTAACACCATTAGTTACAGCAGAAACAAATGTGTGACCGTAGTTTCCACCTGATTCAACTGCATTAGCAGTAGCACTTACAAACTTATGGAGTCCACCATACTGTCTATTAGTTTCAGTTATTGCACTATTGTTAAACTCTTCACCATCAGTAAAGGATTCTCCACCAGACCAATCTGCAGTGTATTTTTGACCATTAGTACCATCAAAGTGAAGAAGTAATTTAGTATTTGTATCACCATGGAACATACCTTTAGGTGCTACAAATGTTGTGGTGTAACGAGCGTTATTAGAAACTCTGAAATTATCAAAGTATCCAGTTACGACTTCAGAACCATCCCAGTCAGCACCGATTCTAATTGGATTTGTAGAACCATAGTTACTACTATCAGAGTATGTACCACCTTCTTGAGAACCATCTAAGAATATTTTAGTACTGGTTCCAGTTCTAGTAAGAGCAACATGATACCAAGTATCAATTACAAGGTTTGTTGTACCAGTAATAGTAACAGAACCATTATTGTAATACTTAATATTAGCACCATCAATATACAAATAAGGAGCAAGTTCAGTTGCACCAGATCTCATATCAAAGATGGTCTTATTACCAGAAGCAACACTGTTAAGTTTAATCCAAGTTTCAACAGTAAAGTCTCCAGTAGCAAATCCAAATTCACTAGAAGTTGGAATTGTTAGATATTCATCAATAGGAACTACGCCAACATTTACAGTAATTGTAGTTCCAGTTACTGCAGTGATAGTAAGAGCAGTGCCAGAAGCGGGATCTGTTGCACGAGGATATGCCTTGTTAGAATTGTTGCCATCTTGAGCACAGGTAAATACAACACCATCATTAGCGATAGTTACTTTATTTGAGGTGGTAAGAGTATGAGTACCAATTTCTAGTACCATATCACCTGTAAATGGATTATATGTAGTTCCTGTAGCAGCAGTAAATGATCCTGTAGCACCGTTACTAGCAACAATTGCATTAGTAACACCGCTTACAAAAGTATGTGCTGATGTACCAGCAGAAAGTCCTAGGCATGCACTACCAAATTTAGCATGATGAGTATTTAATTCAGCACCAGCAACAAATGTTGCTTGATGGAAATCTTGACCAGTAGATTGAGTTCTACCAATCTTACCAAGGTAAATTGTTTTTCTTGCTTGACTGTATCCAACAATTTCTGCTTTAGTATCTTCAGTTCTAATAATTTGACCTTGAGAGAAGAATCCCTCTCCAACATCATCAGTAAGAGTAAGTTTCTTAACTCTAAAGTTTTCTCCTACAGCAAATTCTCCACTATTACTTCCATAACGAATTCTATAGTTACGAATAAACTCGTTGTCAACAAAGGCACCACCAACACCTACATTAACTGTAATTGTTGTTGCAGATACAGCAGTAATTGCTAATGCAGTGTTATATGCTGGATCTCCTTCACGAGGATAGTAATGAACAGTAGAATTATTATCTAAGTCACAAGTAAATGCTAGTTTATCTACACCAATAGTGACTGTATTTGAAGTTGTATAACTATGAGACCCAATTGTTAATACTAAGACACCAGTCTCATTATTGTAGGTTGCATCAGTTACATCTTTTGTGCTGCTATCGTTAAAGGTAAGAGCATTAGTCGATGTTCCACCAACATAAGTATGATTGTTTGAACTATCATAAGTTAGAATGTTGTTGCTGATTGACTCATTAGCAGGGAACTTAGAATCAAATGCACTAAGATTATCATCAAAGTCAACAATACTTACTTGAGATTTAGAGATATCATCAAGAATAATATTAGGATATGTGACTGAAGTCAATCTGTTAAAGAGAAGACCAAAGAAAGAAGAACCAGCAGATATATTAACCTGTTCAATAAACTCTAAAGTTTCTGGATCTTGATATGCACTGGTTGCTGTAACAAGAGCAACAACACCAGACTTAGCACCAATAATAGTGTCACCAGTCTGAATGTCATAAAGACCAGGTGTTGATTGATATGTACCAGTTGTCTTGCTAAGTGTTAGATTATTAGTTACTTCAATTTCAGTAGAATACAGAGGAGTATCTTCTTGATGAGAAATTGCTGCTGTACCAAGTAAACCTCTAGTTACAATAAGAGTAGTAGACTCAGTTCCATTTGATACAGAATCAACTCTGAAAATTTCAGAAGCAAGTTGATAATTTTCACCAATAGTAAATGTACCTGCAGTTACTGGAGCATCTGTTTCTGAAGAGGAAGATACAACTTCAATACTTGTTGATGCAGCACCAATACTATAACGAAGATCAGCAATAGGAGTTTCTTGACCAGTTTCAAGGTTGATAGACTCAACGATTGCTGTATCACCAGTAAGGTTAGAAACAGTTTCATTGAATCCAAATAAACCATTACTGGTAACATCTGTAATTTCTAAAAGTGCTCCAGAGAATCCAGTAGCACTAACTTGACATTGTTCACTAAGAAGGAATGTTCCTTGTGTAACAAAACCAGTAATAGTATCACCAGAAACAGAAGTTACGGTCAATCTTGCTGTAGAAGAAACACCAACCAACTCATTTCCGATACTTGGGAAGATACCACTGTTAGGAGGGAATCTAAGTGTCTTAGTTGACACTTGATTGATAACAACATTGACATACTTAACACTTGCTGGAGGTTGAGGTGGTTCAGCAAATACAATAGAATCTCCTTGCACCTCAAAAGCAGTATCTGGAGTTTGTGCAACACCATTAAGAACAATTAGAAGTTGGTTTGCATTAGCGATTACATTTTCACCATTAACTGTAATTGGGAATTGTGTTCTCTCACCATCAAAAAGTTGTGATATATTATCAAGTCTTTGAACAACAGAAGTTAGAATATTCTCTGAAGAAGTAAGACGTTTCTGACGGAAAAGAACTTCTGTATTGTTAAACTCACTGTAAATAGGTTCTGCAAGAGCAAAACTCTGAATATTAGGAACTGTTGCATCTCTAGCAAGTTCAACAGATTTAGTAAGTTCAAAATCAATCTCTTTATTAGCAGTATATCCATATTCATCAATATTCAGTTCACCAAATACCTTGAACGATGCAGGGTGAACATTCTTAATAAGAATATCTTTCCAATCATCGATGGATACAGAAGACTTAACAGCATAAGAGAAGTCCTGATAATAGTAGGAGTCTTGAATCTTCTGAATGATTTCAGATGGTTTACCAACATCATCAATAAATTGACCTGTTGTTTTAGTAATAGGTCCAACTTCCAAAACACCCTTAGCAATCTTCAGATCACTAATTACACCAGATGACTTAGAAATAGCACCAGTAACGCTTTGACCTTGTGAGAAAGTTCCTACGTAATCAACAATCTTAAGAATTCTTGGTCCTACTTGCCAACCTTCGTTGGTAGAAACATAACCAGTTGCAGTTGCATTTGCAAGTGAGTCACCTTGATATACAAGTTCACCTTCTAAGAAAGTGGAAGTAATTACATTTGCTGTAGCTTCAGCACCAAAAGATTCTGTTAATACTTGTTGTCTTCCTTCTCCAGCATTAGCAAATGTAATAGCATCACCTAAATCAGCGTTTGCTTTAGTAATCGCAAGTTTTAACTGATCGCTCTCAAGTGAGTTTGCTGTACCAGCAATTGCGTAATAAGTTGTATTACCATTCAATCTACCAATAGCACCAGATGCTAGTGGGAATTCAATTCCTTGACCAGTATCAACAACATTCAAACTAACTTCAGCACCATTTTGAATACCATGTGGGAAAGCAAACTGTAGTAATCCTAAGTCAAGG